ATCCAGAAGCCATCTTCATATGGTTTGATGCTGAGTTCTCATTTAACTTAACACTCTTCAAAAAGATCGGTGGCGATGCAGACAGGTTGTATCTTCGTAAGTCTAACAATCCGCTTAAGATATTTGACTATATCGGTGGCGAGATGCTTGAGCTCCTACAGGAAGGTGCACCAATCCGCGGCATTGTGATTGACTCCATCAAGGCTATTAGGTATCCAAAAGAGACCAACATGAAGCAGACCACAGACCAAAAGATGGGTGGTACTGGTGCTAGCTATCTACCTACTGCCCTTAAGCTTGTTGTTCCGGTTATCGCTGAATACAACCTCCTTACGTTCTTCATTCAGCAGGTCACTATGGAAATTGACCCCATGAAAGCTCTTAGGAATCCATACGTCATCACTGAGGGTCGTGCTCTCAAGCATGCAGCTGATTTGATGCTTGAGATTATCAAGTTAGATACTAAGGCTGGTGTTATTGAGTCCGGTGAGACGATCACTGGAGCTGCACAGCAAACTGGACATAAAGTTCGTATTAAGGTTAAGAAGAATAGGCTGGGTATTCCTGCTCGTATGGCTCAGTTTACCTATCACTACGATCACGGCATCGTTGATACCGGCGGTGAGATATTTGAGCTAGCAAAATCTCTAGGAGTAGTGTTTCATCCTGTGAGCTCTACAACTGGTAAAGAGAATAACATGTTGTGGCAGTTTGGCGACTATGATCCTGTTAAGGGCGAAGACAACATGAAGAATTATGTTGTGGCTTCTAAGCAGATGCAAGGAGAGATCATGGAAGCTTGTTATAACTATAAGGACAACGAGGTTCAACTAGATGTTAGTGGCGTCGTAGTAGACGATAACAGCATGGTGAATCTAGATCTTGACAGCTAATGATCTACTTCACTTCTGATCTTCACTTCTGGCACGCAAATGTCATTAAATACTGTAGTCGTCCGTTTAGTTCAGTAGAGGAAATGAACGAGATGATGATAAAGAACTGGAATGATGTTGTCAAACCAGAAGACACGGTTTACTGTCTTGGTGACTTTAGTCTAGCTTTTCGTCCTGTCGAGGCCTACTCTATGAGACTGAACGGCACTAAATACCTAGTTCCAGGTAACCATGACTTCTGCCATTCCTATCACAAGAAGAGTCGTAACCTAGAAAACCGCAAAATATGGATCGAGAAGTATGAAGCTTTGGGTTGGAAGGTTCTTCCAGAACAAATAACGCTAGATATTCCTGGTGTAGCTACGGTAAACGTATGTCATATGCCCTATATACTCCTTGAGTTTGCAGGTGATGACAAATATGAACGTTGGCGACCTAAGGATGACGGTAGATGGCTCCTGTGCGGCCATGTCCACGAGAAGTGGAAGGTGGTTGGTAGAATGATCAATGTTGGTGTGGACCAGTGGAATTTTCGTCCAGTACCTATTACGGAGATAGAGAAGATCATATGTACACAACCAAATACACCTTAATAAACGGCGAAGAGATTAATTGGCAGTTTGAGCAAGCAACCTGTGAAATTATTGAACAATTAGCACAACTATATCTTGATATGACAGGCAAACAACCTACTGTTGCCTTTATGGACATTGGATTGTATCGCGAATGGATGCACACTGTCTTTTCTAAGAAAATTGAGTATGTTCAGCGAGGTGTTCCAACATACCCACAGATCCAGACAGGAGTAGGTCCTATTATAGTTTATGCTCGCTTGATGAGCAAGCAGGATTGTCCACTTATTGTAGGCAACGAGATCGACCTGGAAAGAAACGATTCAGACAGAGCATTTGAGGACATCGTTCTAGCAGGCTGTGAGCGAGAGTGTCTACATGAAGCAGAACTTATAGGGCGTCCATGTACAAAATGCAATAAGATAGTAAATCGTATAGGAAGCTAATGCGTATTTTGTTTATAGGTGACTGTCATCTTAAGATTAACCGCTTTGATTTAGCAACTTCTTTCTTAAGTTGGCTTAATCAACTTATAATCGAGCAGAAGCCAGATCTAGTTGTCAATCTTGGTGATACCTTCGATACTCATGCTGTACTGCGCTCAGAAGTCCTTAACGAGTTCATAAAGCACGTAGACGTCGTCCTAGGACAGGGTATTCCATATGTCTATCTATTGGGTAATCATGACATGTACAAGCCCAACGATCCTAAGTATCATGCCCTCTTGCCATTTAAGGATAAGATAAACAACTTTCATATCATAGATAAGACTCAAGATTTTATGGGCATGACGTTCGTGCCGTATCAATACTATGGTTATAATTTCCCAAAGAAGACGTTACCAGTATGTGTTGCACATCAAACATTTCTAGGAGCAGATTATGGGCCTATCAGAGCAACAGAGGGTGTTGATGCGAGCAGCATTGTTGGATGCGACATTATCATCTCGGGACACATACATACAAAATCCGTGCTTGGATCCGTGCTATACGTCGGTTCGCCATTTAGTCAATCTGCTTCAGACATTGATCAGGTCAAGGGGATTACGATTTTCGACACGGACAATTACAAGACAACATTTACCACTTGTCCATTGCCAATGTGGCGTAGATTTACATTTATCATCGATGGACAAGGACAAAGTATCGAATTATTATCTAGAATCCTTACTAAAACAGTTGCAGGAAGCAAAGATCACTGGGTTGTGCAGTTAGAAGGACCTAAGGCAGAAATAGTTGGATATCTTAGTTCAAAAGAGTATTTAGAGGCAATTGCTGAAGTTGATGTTAAGGTAAAAACAAAGTTTACCGATAGTGAGAAGAAGAAGGTCTCTATTGAGGCAAAGACTATGGAACACATTATATCAGAATGGGTTGCTAAAGTGTATAATGGTTCTGTAGATAAAGAAGAACTTTCTGCTCGTGCTAGGATTGTCCTAAATGAGGCCAGATTAGGTAAGTGAAAGTTGATTGCCTGATATAATAGATGTAAGGTGGTTGCACCTTAGGAGAAGCGATGGACTTAGAAAAGTTAACTCAAACGATAGATCAGCATAGGTGGTTGTTGAACAACGGCCTTATCACTGATACTGTCAAAGATCAGTTATTTTTCTATGGTTCCATTGTGCATCCTGATGTGCAAGCAGTTGAAGTAAAACTCAAACCCGAGGAGAAGTCTGTAGACTATACGGTCTATGTTACTAAAAAAACTCTTAGGAAAATTGAGAAATACAATAAGCTGGCCACCTCTACATCACTGTTCAGCATGTGGAAATTCAAGCGTTTTCTAAAGAAAGAAGGCACCTTAAATTTTCATAGCATGCTGAGCCAGTTCGTTAGGGATTTTTGTGGCCCAACTTGGTCAACTAAACTCACTATATTGGACTTCGATGTATACGTAGATAACATTGGAGTTAAAGGTGAAACCGACGAATCAGGTCAGCAAGTTAATAAACTGCCTGACTAAAGATGAAGACCAGCGTCAAGACTTATGGGTACACTATCTTAGTGGTAACTCCTCTTCTACGTTTGTGGCTCACCTAGATAAATTAAGTAGAGAGTTTTCTGCTGATTCTGAGCTACAACAGCTTCTATGGGATGTGTTTAAGAATCCCCCTTCTAGTAAGTTTAAGGAACTACTAAGTAACTTCAGCGATATTGAACAATCCATAGTTTGCCTACTAGCTTTAGGTCTCACTGTGAGCCAGTTAAGTAAGTATAAAGCAATCAGCGAGATAAGAATTAGACACGTTATGTCCATAGTTAAGGACAATGATTGTTGGGAAGAGTTATATGGCGCTAAAGCGACGATTGACAGAGGAAGAGCGATACGGACTGAGTGAGGAAGAGATTAAGCTCTCTGAGAAATTTCTTAGGAAGCACAAGACGGCTGGTGCTTTAAGAGAGCTTGAAGCAGCTAAACTTTTTGAACTCTATCTTCTAGGTGAATCACTTCAAAAGATCACGCAGCAATTTCCCCAGTATCAACTGGGTCAAGTAGTCCTTACTGCAGCCTTGCGTGGTTGGGCACATGACCGCGACAAGATGATGCACACCCTTCAGGATCGTGTTCGGGCCAAGGTGGTTAAGTCAGTACTTGAGCAGGTTGATTTCCTAACCACCATGATGTCTGTTACGAACGCAGAGCATCTAGAGGTTATGATCAAGTATTGTCAAGATCCCATTAATAATCCTAAACCTGCCATGCGTGTAACTAATATTAAAGAATACAAAGATGTTGCTGAGACTCTATATAAGATAGTCTCCGGTGCAACTCCAGGTGCTAAGGCTAACAAGTCTCCAATGTTTGACGCCCTCAGTCCTCCCGTTCAAGAGAAGAAGGAAGAGAAACTTAGTGAACCAGATGCGGCTACTATGCTAGCTGAAGTAGTGAGTGTAAATGGCGAAGACAACCGCTAAACTAACATTTGAGCAGCGAACAAAGATACTTCTAACACCCTGCAAGAACAGGCAGGAAGTTAAGAACTGGATTAAGTATCATCTTAGCCTAGAACTTCCTGATGTTACTGTCTCTAGATACTCAGACACCAATCCACTTGATGTTATTTGGGAAGTTTATCGCATCTGCACATTAAAGCAGAATCCTGATAACATACAAGAGCTATTATTCGTTGCAGGTCGAGGCTCTGGTAAGACTCTCGGAATGGCTATTGCAGAATTAATGATTCTGTTACATGACCACCGTGACGTGGTGCACGTTGGCGCTATTCAGAACCAAGCTGATCGCTGCTATGCCTACCAGAAAAATTTCCTTTATAACCGTAAGCTAAAGTCGATAGTGATGCCCTCAGACGTTCCAGAAGATCAGCGCATTCTCGAGAAGGCCAACATGTCTAAGTCTATCTTCAACGTTGGCCTTGATAAGGTCACGTTAGAAGTTCTTCCTTGCACTCTGAAGGCATGCAATGGACCTCACGTTCCATTGGTTGTGGTCGATGAGATTGACACGGTGTCTGGTGAAGGCGTAAAGGCATTTAAAGAAATCTCCGGCATGTTAGATTCTAAGGGCGGTAAAAAAGCCCTTCGCGTAGGTATATCTACACGTAAGTCTCGCTACGGCTTGATGAATCAGAAGCTGGAAGAGATCGAGGGAACGCCCGATAAGACCCGTGTTGCTCGCAGGTGGACAGCCTTTGAGTTTACTGAGCGCTGCACTGACGACAGGTCTGGCACAACTCCTGTTGACCTATACGTCAATCAGGACAAGATGGAAGTCCTAACAGATGAACAGTTTGCTAAGAAGGACAAGAACAAGCAAAAAGAATATGTGATGCATAAGGGCCTTAACGGATGCGTTAAGTGTCCACTGTTCTCTATATGCCTAACTGATGCAAAGAAGCAAACCTCAACTTCTCCAATGCTTAAGACCCTCGACGAGATGATCCAGAAGGTTAGAGCTGAAGGAGCAGATTGGGCTCTTGCTCAATTAATGAATCTAAAACCCTCTGTCGAAGGCATCATCTTCAGGGAGTTCGACGAGAAGATACACATCAAGACGTGGAACGAGATGTGGAAGATATTAGTTGGCAAAGAGTTTCCTGGTGAGTGCACTCACGATGTGTTCGTCAAGAAGTGCCACGAGCTAAACATACCGTGCTACGCCGGCATCGACTGGGGTTTCTCTGCACCAAATACTGTAGTATTCTTCTTTGTCGACTCTAGAGATAACATCTACGTAGTAAAGACTGACGGCATGACCTATATCAGTTCACCGACATGGATTCATCATATTAAGACTAAATATCACACCCTATATAGATGTCAACTTTACGTTCCTGATGCGGCCGATCAAGGTGCTATCCAAGAGATGCAGAAGGCAGGTTTACCCGTGGCTAATCAGCCAGATAAGGGCGCTGTAAATACCGGTATTCAGGTTATAAAGAAGTTCTTAAAGATGCCTGGTACCATAGAACCAAAAATTTTCTTAGCTAAGGACTTCTGTGTGCCGCTGGTTAGAGAGTTTAGTTTGTACCATTATAAGTCCAATGCTGCAGGA